TGCCAGCAGCAATATTCTTTTCAAGTATATCTGCCCATAGCTTTTCATCATAAGTTTGCCAATACTTTAGATCTACTACACTTGCTTCAGCACACTTCTGCATTAATTCTGGTCGATGCTTTAAATAGTGGACAAGATTATCTACTGCGGTTGCTGGTTCTACTTGAAAGAAAGACTTAGCTGGCCCATCATTCATTTGCGTAATATACTCGTAGCGTGATTCAATAATGCCTGTGGCCAGTACCATATCTACTGCACCTTCTGAAGCATATTTTTTACCCATTACGTTGCAAGTACGTTCAATAAGTGAGCGCATTTGCTTAATGCTTACCATTTAGAAGTTTTCTTCAATAAAAGGCTTTACGACTAATTCCCAGGCTTCATCATCTTTTTCATTCTTACTAGCTGATACCGCCCAGTCACCGATCTTTATTAAAAGACCTTTCATACCATGTTTGCGTACAAGACTTCTTACTAACTTTTTTAACATATCATTTTCCTGCTATTTTATAAATACTTTTTTTAACACTTGTCCATAAAAGATCATCCCAAGTAGAGGGTGATAGGGCAACTGCTTTATCGATTGCAAGAATAGCAATTATTGCATATTCCCAATTTTCTACTAAAACTTTTACAAATTCTTCCATATTAACTAGCTCCTTTAATCCATGCGATTAGACTACTAAAAACGAAAGTGATTGCTGCCAGTATGCCAGTAAACCATTGTTGTTTGTTCTCTAAAGAACGTACTCGACCATTCTGAGCCTTTACATCAACTCTGATCTCTTTTGTCACCTCGAAGTGTGCTTGATGCTTTTCTTCTAGGCGTGTCATACGCTCTAATACTTCATCACGATAACTATCTACTTCAGCTCTTTTCATTTTTCGCTTTTACCTTTTAAAAAATTAAGATCATCTGAAATGTCATTGATCTCTTTTATAATATCCTCGTGCCTTCTGTCACGAGATTCATCCGAGCGATTCCATCTATTAATGAGCGCTATGACCTTTTCATCTGTCTCATTTAATTTTTTCATTAGCGTTTTTTGGAGGAACATGATTTGACCAAAAAATAAGGCCAAAAGACAACCAACAATACCCCACTCTTGTATCAGTAGTTTTTCCATATTCCCCCTAAAACGATTTATGCTTCGACTGCTGGTTCTTCCAGTTTAGCCTTTAAGCTATTAACAAAAGCCTGTCGACCTATCTCGATCTGCTGAAGGTTAAAGCGTGCGCTATCAACCTTACGATTTAGATCGTTAATATGCGCTACAATTAGCTTTTCATCGTCACCCAGGTCGTTGATCTTGTATTCTTTATCATCAAGAACAAGAGTCGGTTCGTTTTGTTTTTCTTTTTTTGACATTTGAACTCCTTTTTACCATTTTACTTTTGCTGACCAATATGCAGCAGAGAATTTTCCTCTTCTGATATTCGCCCTGTGTCTCGCCAAGAAAGACCTTCTTCTGGCCTTTCCTCTAGCTGTCTTTGGATTACTACCAGCGCCTCTAACGCCTTGTTGACCAAATCTTATTAATTTTACCTTTTTCCCTACTTTAGCTAGTACAGCATGACTCTTTGTCTTGTGTCCTGGTGTTCTCTTTGGCTTATTATAGCCTCTAAATTTTTGTCCTCTATAAGTGATTGCCATTATGGTTTCTTCAATCCCATTTTTTGTAATAAGCTTCGTTGCTCTTTAACTTCTTCTTCTAATTCATTAAGATGTTCTTGTTTCATTCCTTGAACATCAGTAGCTAATACTGTAACTCTATCTTCAATATCATTAAGCCTTATAGATATTTCTTGAAATTTCATTTGAGCTTGATACCAAGATCCTGTAACCACACCAACCGCAAGCATTGCTTTAATAAGAAAAGCAACGGAGATATGAACCTGGGCATCTTCACTAATCGCCTTCATACAATGAATCCAATTCCATTTCTATTCTCATTAATAATGAGTCGACTTCAAATATTTGCTGATTAATCTCTTCAAAATCTTTATTGTATCCAGCTATATAAGTATTGTCATCGCAAGACGATACGATCATAAACACATAAACAATACCAACGATGCCAGTAAGACTAAGTAATGTGTTTAAAAAGTTTTCTACTTTATCTTTTTTAATCATTTCCTCTTGAATGCCAATCGATTGATTTTTTAACATCGTCTGTGGTTAATTCAAGCTTGCCATCAAAATCTGCTTTCCAAGTTTTTACTTTCTTACCATCTTTAAATAAAACTACACTTGGAAAATTCCTTAATCTTAATTTTCTTACTGTTTTACTTACATTTTTTGCAGGCAAAATCATCATTTGTGTTCCCATATAAGCACTATCACCATCTACAATAAATTTGCCTTGATAAAAGTTTTGTTTACTGTCTTTTGACCATTCAGCAGTAAATCTTACCAGGTGCATTCCTTTATAGATAGCACCATGAAAATTTGAATCTGTTACCTTTTGTTGACCAAAAGCTAATGTTAGTAATAGTAGCCACCTCATTGTACTGCAATCCTAAGATTAATAACTTGCTGTTCAAGTTTTTCAATCTTTTCTTGTAGCTCTTCAACCATATCAAAGATTTCATCTTGATTTTCTTGAAGGTTTCCTACTTGCTGTTTATACTGCTCATAAGATGGACTCCAATTATATCCTTCTGCTTTACTTGGATATTCTTGAGAGAATAACGATAAAGGCACAGGCAGTTCTTTGGCTTCCTGTATATCGGCTTGCAAGGCATACCACATACCAATTAAAGATGCTAAACCAGTTCCAGCAGCTATCATCGTCTGTAAGGATAAAGTAAACTTAGATCCTAATATCTTTTCTTCGCTTAATTCTTTACTCATTTGCTTGATACACTTGGTTTGTTGATTTCTATTGTTTCCATTTGAGTGTGCATTAAGCACCAATGCGTACTGCCATCTTTTATATCATCTGATAAATAATAATGAGTTTGTTCTGTGTTGTCTAAAATATGATTACTCATAGTATTTGGTGCGCAAGACATCAAAAATAGTAATGGCAAATATCTCATTAGTTCTTAGTTCCCCAGCTTTCTGTTCTTTGTTGTGGTGTATGATCAAAGGTTTGATTTTGCGTATTCGTTCTATTTTCTCCACTACTTCTATTATGACCACTACTATTGTTATCTGGTCTTTGATTGTTAAAGGTATCGAGATGCCTGTCGTAATAATGGTGATTAGGATAAGGTCTGTAGATAGTTCTCGTATTAAAATACAATCTATTATAATCTACTTTCTTAGCTGGTTTGCCATCCGTCAGTTCTACAATAACCAGTCCAGCTAAAAATCCTAAGAAGAAATATGCAGAGCCTTTAAGCATTTTCAAGTGCCTCTACTTTTGCTGATAGTTCTTGTACTGCTTTAGTTAGAACTGATACAAGACCAATAGTATTAATAGACTTTATTTCTCTATCGTCAACTGTTTTTGCACTTACCAATTCTTCAAATTGCTCTTCAACTTCTTGTGCAATAAATCCAATCTGATTTTTATTATTTCTTTCTGCACTTTCTTTCCAATTAAAACTTGAAGGTTTAAGGAGATTTACTTTATCAAGAGTGGTTGATAATTCTTCTATATTCTCTTTTAATGACCCATCGGAAGTATCGTTAAAATTGCCATCAATTTCTTTATCCGAACCAATAGTCATAGCAGTTCCAAGAGATTCACTAAGAACTACCTTAAATACCATTTGACTATCAATAGTGCCAGGAGTTCCTGTCCAAGTACCATTTTCTTTAGCCACATAGATTTCTCCTGATTCAAATTGAGCAGCATCACTTCTTGGCAGTGTCCATAATATTCCACAGGCATCAGAAGCTCCTTCACTTGTATTTGTCAGTTTTAACAATCTTACATTTCCGTCAACCGCTCCTATTAGATTTTGTAGTCCCGCTTGATTAAGAGATTGGATTTTAGTACCAGCTGCACTGTATTTATTCCATACTTGACTTCCACCAGTATCAATTACTTCTGAAAAAGCTATACCACCTACATCACCTTCATAATATTCTATGTGAAGATTCTCATTAGTAGTTCCAGTTGAGAACCTAAAAGCACCAGATGCTGCTGTCCCATTTAATACTGTAAATGAAGATTCAGCTGAACCTCCAAGACGAGAAACACCATGAGAAGTAAAATTTGCATTACAATTAACATTTCCTTCAAAGGTAGCAGTTCCATCTCCACCTAATAGAATTTTATTAGAGCCATTTTCTCTTAAAATAACTGAACCTCTATCTAATCCAGAACCACTTGAACCAGCACTACCTATTAATACATTAGAATAATTTGCGCTTCTAATGTCAATTGATTTATTGTCACCTTGAACAGTTAACAAACTACCAGGAGAAGCAGTACCAATTCCGACATTGCCATCACCCAGAATTGTCATAGCGGTTACAGCATTATCTCCAACCTTAAACTGCATTTTTTGACTTGCTGCGGTAGTGTCGTGGTCATATTTTATTTCACCTCTATAATCTGCCCCAGAAGCAAAAGCTAAAAAACTAATTTGCCCTTCATCTGTATCGGAAGCTATAATAACACCTGCATTATCATCAGTAGAGTGAACTCTTATATTTTGACTCCCCGCCTTTTCGCAATCTAAAAGAAAGTCAGGAGAAGCAGTACCGATTCCAACTTTGCCTGAAGAATCAATTACTATCACATCTGTTTTGTCGTGTGTTTCTAATTTAAACTTATCTGAATCATCTCCATGAACTCCAAGCAACCAATCTCTTTGGTCATTTCCATATTTAAGAATTACGTTACTGTCCGTTGCAGTTTTTTTCAAGTGTAAAAGTTCAGCAGGTGAATCAATACCAATTCCAAAATTCGCCCCTAAGACTGATATATCACCAGCACCATCAAATTCAATTCTTTCAGCATCATCTGCTATTCCAATGGAAGTGTCATCTCCCATTACAATATTACCAGTCATCGTTCCACCAGCTTTTGGTAGAGCTGCATTTGCAGTTGTAGTTGTACTTGTTAATACTCCGTCTCTGGTAGCAATATCTATTCCATCAATAGTTGAGTTAGTAGTAACTGCTCCACTAAAAGCAGTTGCCCCAAAGCTGTTTGATGCAGCAGTTGAGGTTATTCCGTTTGCTGCTGTTATTCCACCACCATCTGCTATTGTTATTGCATCATCGCCATCGGTGTATTCTATTAAAGGTGTTTTGATAGAGGTTGCAAAAGAACTTGAGCCTGTAGCAGTAATTGCTCCAGAACCTATTGTTCCGAGTGTAGCTATATTTTTTGAACCATCTAAAACTACTGCTTTTGATGCTGCTGCTGTTCCAGCAGTAATTCCATCTATCATTTCTAATTCGGCTTCTGCTATAACTGCACTTCCGATTGTAAAGCCAGTTGCAGTAACTACTCCAGCACCTAATGTTCCAGAGGTTGATAAATTTTCATTTCCGAAATCTATTGCACCACTACTGTCAGTAATTGAACCATTAGCTAAAGTTAAATTGCCAATGGTAGAGCCAGTTGCCGCAGATATTGTACTTGTAAAAGTTGAAGCATCGTCTGCTGTTAAAGCACCAACTCTTAAAGGAACATGATCTGTTATCGTAACATTTCCTGAGGTTGTTCCTGCTTCAGTTGCAGCCTTAATTGCTGCGAAAGTATCAGCGGATTCATCCCAGATAAAAGCCATATTCTGCGTATTGGTACTTGAGCCATCGCCCCTGGTAAATACAATTCCTTGATCGTAAGCACTTCCTGTGTATGCTTGACCTAATTTTATTAAAGTATCTCCAATAGTTAGCGTTCCAGAAGATACTGTCGTGGTTGTTCCTGATACAGTAAGATCTCCTGTTACAGTAAGGTTATCATTAACTATTGTTTCAGAAGTTCCATGACCTATTGATACCGCTGTTCCAGAAATACCAGTTCCGATTGCTACTGATTCACTACTATTTGCAGTATCTATAATTAGATAAGCATCAGAGCCTTGTTTAACTGTTAAAGCAGTTGCAGAATTATCAGATACCGCAATATTAATATCAGTACCATCAGCACTAATGCTATCCAGGGCAATATCCCCTACATTAGTAATGTTTCCATCAGATGCACTTAAACTGTCTACAGTTGTCGCACCAAAGTTTGCTGTGCTTGAGCCAATATCTATTGCACCAAATCCGCTTGAAATCGCTCCAGCTCCAAGTGTTCCTACACTTGTAATTTGAGTTTGACTTGCATCTACACCAATCACCGCACTTGAGGCAGTTAAGCCTGTTCCAGCAAATAAAGTAGCTACATCGTCAATCGTTTCACGATTCGCTGGGTCACCAGACTCACCTTCATCAGAGAAAGCAATAAAGTCTCCACTTGCGATTGAATCTTCAGTTAATCCTTTAATATCTAATTCTAAAGTAACTGCTGCGGATTCTGAGCCACTATTGGCTACTGTGATACCGCCACCGCCACTATCTGCAACCGTTGCTACATAATTTCCTGTCGTATCTGTACCTAAAGCAACTGAATTTGCCTGGATAGCAGCAACTCCGCCTTCAGTTATCGTTATATCACCACTTACAGATGCGAATATTGCATCTTCTAAATTTTCAAAAGTTATTTTACCAGAGCCATCGTCCGTTGCATCTACCATCGCAATAAAGTCTGCATCAGCAATCGTTGTTTCAGTAGCTAATTCATTTAAGTCTAAAGCAAAAGTAACTGTATTAGAACTTGCTGAAGTATCTACTCCTGTTCCACCAGTTAAAGTTAAAGTCTCAGAATCAAGATCAATCGCTATTGTACCAGAATCAGTTGTTAAATCAAGATCTTCAGCCGTAACCTTTGTATCCACATAATCTTTAACCGCTGCGGATGTTGGAATGGTCGTGTCATTGTCATTACTTGAAATACCATCACCTTCATCGACAAACTTTGTAACTGCGATTGACTCACCAGAGTCGGTTAATGTTCCGAAGCTGATTATTCCTGTAGTCGTTAGATTCTCATCACCAAATGATATACTACCATCACTATCAGTAATTGATCCGTCATCTACAGTTAATGTGCCAGTAACAAAGCTACCAGCAGTTGAAGAGCCAGTTGTAGTTAAATTCTCGTTGCCAAAGCTAATTGCACCAGAGGAATCAGTGATAGAGCCATTGGCAATCGTTACATTTCCGATAGTAGAACCTGATACCTGGCTTGAAGTCTGAGCAAAGGTAACACCCCCACCGTCTGCGATGGTTATGGCTAAATCACCATCGGTATAATCTATTGTTGCTGTCTCGATTGAACCAGCTACGTTAAAATCTCCACTAGAATCTATTGCTGCAAGTGTGCTAGAAGCATCTTTAAAGGTAATATCACCGCCATCTGCATTGATTTCTATATCACCAGCAACGTCTATGGTTAAATTTCCACTCGCTACATCTATTTCTGTAGCATCGGATAAATATATGTCGCCTTCTAAGTAAATATCTTGCCAAGCATAACTAGAACTACCTATATCATAAGTATCATCTGTCGCTGGTATAAGATTGGAATCGATAGACCCAGTGATCGTTACTGTGTCGCCACTAGCATCGCCTAGATCTACATTTCCTGTTAATGAAACATTTGCTGCTGTAACCGTACCAGTAGCAGTGATGTGTCTAAATCCTGTTATATCTTTGTTAGAATCAACAACAACCGCCTTACTCGCTGCGACTGTTCCTGCTGTTACATCGGTTGAATTTGCTCTGGATACTGCGCTGTCAATTTGCGCTCCAGTGTAATCTGAATTATAATTAGCCATTTATTTTCCCCTGTTAATAGACTTCAATTAAAGAGGTTTAGACTACACTTATATTGTCTTACCATTGGCCATAGCTTTACAATCGGACTGAGCTTTAAACTCTTTTCCTGGCCAACCACCCCCCTTTAGCTTAAATAAAGGTGCGCCCATTAGCTTCTTTAGATCGGTAGAGCTACAAGCGCATTTAGCCTTTTCATCCACTTTAGTCATGGCTTCAAAGACTTTGTCACATTTTTTACATTGATAATCGTATGTTCTAAACATAATAAGGAATGGGGGATAAATACATACCCCCCATATTGATCTCCTATTCGTAATTAAGGATTAAGGATTCTTAAATTCCTGTATTCTTCCCTCAAAAACTGTTACTGCTCCGTAAAGCATGTCTGAGACAACTTTATTACCTAAGAAGTCAACAGAATACTCTGACTGAACTCTTGGCTCTAGCTGTCTAGCTGCACTTACCGCACTTGGGTGAAAAATGTACCCAACTTCTACGCCAGTAGAGCCTGATGACCCCATGACTGTAGAGTGAAGAACAGGCATGCCATAAAGCATTCCTATTTGACCATTTTTCAATGCTGATGGGCCTGCACCCATCTTAGAAGCATCTACAAAATCACTGATTCCAAGCATCGCTGTATAAAGCGCTGGTGAAACAACGAAATTACACTCATTGGTGTCCACATCGGACTCCATCAAAGTTTTCATTCCCCCACGAATCTCGGCTGCTGTGATTGTGTTATCTCCTGCTAATGCAGTTGAATTAGTAGTCGCTGCTTCAACTTTTGACTCAATATACGCATCATAAGTTTTAGCTAAAGCGTAACCCATTCCAGAAACTTCTTTTTCAAAAAGTCCAGGTATAGATTGGACAGAAGCTATATCTTCTACTAATTTTGCAGCATAACGATGCTGGTCGATCGTAAGATCGGACTTCGCATGTGTTGAAGTTGCGTATGTTACTAATGTTTCTGCTGCCTTCGCCGCATCACTTACCTCTGCTAATTTAGGAATGTGAAACACATCTCCTCTACCCTTGACCAGACCGTTTAAAGAAGTATCCACACATTGTTCAAACACAAGATTGCGTTCTAAATATGCTTTAATTCCA